CCCCAATAGATACTATTAGTGGTATCTCCCCACCAAGTACTCTCATATATCTTTCCGTATCCTTCAGCCATTCTTCTCTATTTTTTCTATCAGCTTCTTCAGCTTGTTAAGGTTAACTTTCTTGGGTTCGTAGCGTTTACAACTGCCAACCATTGAAGATTGCTTCTTTGTCGGGGTACATATCGTCATTAGTTGAGGCATTGTATTCTGGAAAGTTTTGGTTATTAAAACTCATATAGTCAATAAACCTACGAGTGTAGTGTTCTGCTATGTCTCTATGCTTGTTCGTTAAGAAGTCTACCTCATCCTTCTCCATTGCTATACTATTCTCTGCGGTGTGCTTGTAAGCACCTCCATTAGCAATAGTGTAAGCAGCGTGAGGTAAGTATTCTACCATTGCCCAATGTATAAGCATTGGTTGTAAATACTCGTCCAATAGGGTAGCGTAGTTAACAGGTAGTGTATCCGCAATGATATCGTTTCGTAGTTTATCATAGAGCTTACTACCTAAGTAGGACTGTAAATGAATCTCTTGGGCTATCTCTATGAACTGTAGGAACTTGTCACTATCAACATTACCAGATAGTATGCTATTGCGTACTAAATCGTCTCTCTTTATGAATAATACTTTAGCCATTATTTTCCGTAATTAGGATGGTGTCCTTGATTGGGCATATCAATAGGAGCTATAGCCACCTGCTTAGGGTTCTTTGGCATCTTAAATCCTTCTCTTACCGCTTGGTTAACATTAACAAACTTAGTTCCTCGTAGGGCATCGCCTCCATAGGGTTCACCGTTGTTCTTTATCTTCTTCTTGTATATTCTACGCTCCCATCTATGGTAGCAGTTTACACCACCCTTGTACATAAATAGAGAGTAGTTCTTACCCTTGTGTCCTAAAGACTTGTTAACGCCTCTTGCGGACATCATACCTATGTCCTCTTTGCGGTACAATTTAGCCTTAGATAGCATTGTGCTACAGAAAGCTCTTGAACTGCCCTTAGAACTCTTCTTAGTACCCTTAGCGTACTTGTATCTAACCTTGTATATGTCAGAATCTTGATTACTCTCTTGTGTAGCTGATAAATTAACCAAACCATTCAAGTAGCTCTCTACATCAAACTCCTCTGGTTCTTCACCTACATCTTCTGCATCAATGAGTTCGTAGCCTTCTGGCTCATCCTCACCCAAGTCAGCCAATGCATCTAACATCTCGTGGGCTAACTCGTCATTAAGAAAAGGGCGCAAGTCCTCTTTAGACAATTCTTCTTTTACTTCCTCATCCATATCAGCAGTCAATTCTAACGGCTGAAGCGTTTTAAAGTATAAATTAAGGGATACCTCGTTTATAGCAAGTATATCGTCTACACCATCTATGATAAGCTCTTGAATAGGCTTAATGACTGTGTTGTGGAATAGTAGACTTGCAGTCTTCAGTTCGTCAGCATTGTTACCCAACCCAGAATTATCCTTAATTCCCATTAGCATAGGAGAAGTCACCCTGTGACCTACCATTAGCTTACGCATACTCTCATCCGCTAAGAATTGGTATTGGTCTGCTGCATCTGATAGTTGGATAGGGTCAATAGTAGCTGCCATCTCCTTGTTATCATTAAACGCCAATATCACATTACCGCTATTGCTGCTACCGCTATACTTCTCGTGTATCCTTCTCTCTATTAGCTCTCTCTCCTCTTCTGGTGGAACTCCATTATTAAAATTAATCAACATTGAAGGGGATAATGAATTCTTGATATTGTTAAGGTGGTAGTTCGCTACCTCCTCTTCAAGAGAAGCATAAGGAATAGCACCTTGATAGTCTACAGGTGAGTAGTAATAGAACCCACTTCTGTAAGGTTTAATGCAGTATATCTCTAAAGCCTCACCCTTTGCTCCATATCCAAAAGCAGGAATGCGTACAGGCTCATAGCCTTTCTTGCGTATCTTAGTCCAATCCTTAGAGTAGAAGTATCCTTCTATCTCACCATCCTCATTCATCTTCTCAAAGCGCAAAGTCTCAATAGGCATATGCTCAACCTGTACTACCTTGCTCTTATCCTTGTTGTAGATAACTTGAAATGCTGCTTGTCCCAATGCTTTAAGGTCAAAAGTCACCTTTCTCATACATTGACGAGAAAATAAAGACTTCATCTGTGCATATTGGTCTGGCTTTCTCTGTGCATCTGTTGCGTGTAGGCCCTTACCATATATCATTACCGACATACCATTAATAATAGCATTGTTGGTTGCACTACCATTATACCTGTCTATAAGGTGGGTGTAGTAATTGTTATCAGAACCATAAGCTACCCATTCCTTACGGTTGTCTTCAACAACTGTAGGAGTAGTATAGGATGAAAGGTTCACGATTCGTATTTCACTCATCGGTATATATATTGATTATCATTATCAGTATCCTCAAAGTAAGTGAACTGACCGTTATTAATACTGAACTGCTCAAGATTCGTTTGGTTAGTGCAATATGCCTTACCTCTGTATATCTCGTTAGAGCCTGTTATTCTTAATGTGTAGTATCTACCTTCAATGAAGGTGTAAGAAGGCGTGATGTGTAGGTAATTAGCCTCTCTCGTAGCCGTCAAAGACTCCGTTGCTGATACATTTGTTTCTTCGTCAGTAATCTTTACTGAAACGCTTAAATCAAATGCTCTTGGTACGAAGTATATTTTTTTATCTGTTGTGCTTACTATGTGCATAGTAGGTTAACCATAACACAAGCAAAGTGTTATCAAAAAGAAAGGGGCTACCCTTACGAGCAACCCCTAACTAAAACCAAAACACCTATGTCGTGTTAAGCAAATATACTACTTTATTATGAAACTACAATACTTGCAGTTGCAGCAGCCATACCTGCAAATGGGTTACCATCTACTGCACCTGCAATAAAGTTAGCAGCGGTCTTCTCCATAGCTGAGAAAGATAAAGTGTAACCACTCATATCTCCCATAGCAGCTCCAGAAGCAACTGTACCACCTGTTACATCAGCTCCGTGTTCTCTACCTACCAAGTAAGCGTTACCGTTATAGTCTTCTACCACAATGTATGGTCTACCATAAGCCAACAACTTGATTTCATTGTTATCCTCTTTACTCATCTGTGGTAAAGTAAGGTTAACAACTTGGTCAAAGAATACTGTGCCGTTTTCGCGTGAAGCGTTTAATGTTTGCTCTACTGAAGATGAACCCTTTAGTTCATATTTAAAAGCATCAAATGTTCCTGTCATATCTGTTACCTCGTCAGCAGCTGACATAGTTGATACGAAGTCTCCGAAGTCTACAAAGTAAACTGCTTTAAGACCACCAACCGAATCACGACAAGGTAATGCACGACCTTTTGTTAAATCACAAGCCATATTATTATATTTTTATTAAAAAAGGGCAGACAAGCATCAGCCCACCTGCCCCTTTTAAATTATTAATTAAACTACTATTAAGTATAGTAAACGATATCAGCACCAATACCTGTCTGAACACCTGCAGTATAGCGCATAACTACACGAACATTTTGTGAACCATCAAGGTCAGCCATATCAATCAACTTAACTTCATTGTGGTCAGATAGTAGACCTGTACCGAAGTACAAGTTAGACTTCTGAGCAGCAACCATATCGTCATCAGCCATACCTGAACATACAAATAGTTTTACACCATCAAACGCAAGGTCTCCACCGTTGAACCAAGTAGTTCCCATAGCAGAAACACCATTAGCTCCTAAGCCGTTAGCACCGAATCCACCTAAAGCACGAACATAAGCACGAGCAATTTTAGAAGATACATAAATGTAAAGGTCTTCTTTTCCGTATACTGAAGTAGGGATAGCATCAACTACTTTACCCATTTCAGCAATTACATTAGCAGCAGTTACCGCAGTACCTACTACATCTATTACAGTTGCATCAGCAGCTAACAAAGTAGCGAAACCATCAAACTCTCCTGCAGTTGCGTTAACACCTGTCCAAATAGTTTGCTCAGTCTTCTGTGCTACTTTAGCAGCAATATG